ACGTTCCTTGAGTTAGTCCTGTAGCCGCTATTGTTGTTTGACCGTCAGACCATAAATAAGTGTATGGAGCAACACCCGTTAGACCACTCACAGTTAATACACCGTAACCACTAACACACCTTGACTCTGGCACTATCATAAAATCAAAGTCTAATTCTGTACTTTCTTCAATAACCACAGACTCAGTTTGTGCGGTTGCACCTCCAAAGTCTGTTACAAACGCATAATAAATACCTGTAGTTAGGTCACTGAATAAGTAACTTTGGAAAGGAGCTTCAACTGTCTGACTTAATACTCCATTTCTATATAATTCAATACTATAAGGTAATGAATTAGAAGAACCGTTAACCCTTAAATAACCTGATGTACTATCACCACATGTAGTTCCTGAAACTTGGTCGATGTCTGCACAGAAACATCCGTCAACCAAAACATTAATGTAAAGGTCTTCATTTTGACCACCTGAACTATCGTTTAATCTAAAAACATAAGTATCACCACTTAAACCGTACCAACTAAATGGTCCGTTCCCTGTTTGTGATGTTAAATTACCAGGAATTGTGTTCTGTATGGTATATGGTGGTATACCACCAATCGGAGTAATTTCAATAACACCTTGACCTAAATTGTCACAAACACCTGTTACAGAAAATTCATAATCTAATGGTCCTTGGTCACAATTTTGAATACATGGAGCGTTTGTAATTTGTATACCACTATAAGGATATCCTGTATCTATACAAACAGGGTCATTAAGTGAACTACCAGAAAATTGAATACCACAACAATCCGTGTAAAAGTAATTACCGTGAGTTTCTCCTGAATAACAACCTGTAGTTTCACAAGCGTTACAATCTTCATAAGGACCTAATTGTGATGTTGGTGTAATTATTGGTTCGGTTGTCGTAACACTAAGTTCTGCAACGTTATAACAATCACCATCAATGTTATAAATCTTATTTAAATTTCTACCACCAGGAGTTACATATATTGTAGTTAAAGGTGTTTCAATATCTAATAAGAAATCATCTAAGGTATTTGCAACAACTGTCTCAGTAAAGTTAGTTACTGTTGGGTCAACATAGAAACCAAAGTTTTTAAGACCCGCACCGTTTTGGTATTGAGCATCTAAACTTTGGTACGTTGTAGTACCTGTTAAACCTGAATAAACGTTAGTATATGTAAGAGCTGATAAGTTTAAACTTTCAGGACCAACAGACGTAATCGATTGACCATATTTTGATGAGAAAGTACTAGCACTAATAGTTCCACCTTCAATTGCCGCGACTGAATGCTGTACAAAAGGTATACGTGCCGTACTACTATCAATAACAGGATAAATTAACCCATTAATCGTTCCTCCACTACTTTTTATTTCTTTCCATACTTTTAGATATGCCTCATAATCATATTCAAATCGGCTACTAGGTTCGGTAGTAGCTGCTACACTCCATCCATTACCACCTAACTGAAATGGATAGGTATATAAATCTGTTTTACTTTGTCTACCATGATAAAGACCAACAACACCGTCAGATTCATCGGCAACAATAATAACAATATAATTTATCTCCTCACCTGAGAAAGTACCAGGTCCTGATGTTCCAGAATAATTTAAGTCATTATGGTCAAACGGTACACCTTGTGAACGTGTATCATTACTACCTGTATCTAAGTCTAAACCCCTGTTAATTCTTTGGTATATCGTTTGGTCATCCCTGAATTCACTATTCTTTGGTACACATTCACCTGAATTATTTTTACAATAATATGAGTTATGCACACTATTAGTCACCGCAGTATTATATTCCAAAACTAATGAACTACCCGTTAGTGAACCTAAATATGGGTAAGATGCCCACCATAACCAGTTTTCACCATTATCATTATTATTACCAATAATACCCTCATATAAGTTACCCGATAATAATTCACCATTTTGAACTTTTGTATCATACCAACTCCTAACACTTTCAGATGCCTGTTGAGCTTCTGTAGTATCTAATGATGTACCGTCATAAAATACAAAAACTTTTTGACTCTGTGTTGATGTTTCACAACTCTCAAGTTTATCTGCAACACTACCAGGTAAACTTTGAGACGGTGTAACACTTGGTGTAATCGATACGGTTGGAGTTACAGATGGTGTAGTAGATGGCGTAGTAGTCACACTAACAGATGGTGTTACACTTACACTTTCAGGTGGTGTATTTGACGGTGTTACGCTAATAGAAGCTGAAGGTGTATTTGATGGTGTCACAGTCACACTAACAGATGGTGTTACTGACGGTGTGGGCGTGTTAGTTACAGATGGTGTCACACTCGGAGTATTAGTTGGAGTCGGACTAATTTCAGGACAAGTAGGACATTCACTATTTTCACAACCATCTTCAAGTACTACATTTACTACATCAGGATTAATAGTTGAACCCGAACCTGTGTTCTCAACTACCGTAACACAAAGGTAAGTAGCTGGGACAGTGTTAAATACCAAACGAAGAACGGTACCCGTAGTATATGCAGTAGGTGATTGAAATCTATATGTTGTACCACCACAACAATCTTCAACCTGATGCCAATCTTGCTCAGGTGTAGGAACAGATACTGGTGGTGTTTCACTTGGTGTAATTGACGGAGTTGTTGTTATAGTCACACTAGGTGTAATTGATGGAGTAACAGTAGGTGTAGTTGATGGTGTAATACTTGGAGTTGTCGAAGGAGTTATAGTTGGAGTTTGTGTTGGAGTATTAGATGATGTAACCGATGGTGTAACAGTTGGACTTACTGAAGGTGTTGTGGTCGGAGTAATACTACTTGTTGGCGTATTCGAAGGTGTAGTACTAACACTAGCATCTGGCGTAATCGATGGTGTCGATGTTACAGAAACAGTAGGAGTAACTGATGGAGTCACACTTGGTGTAATACTTGGAGTTGTCGAAGGAGTTATAGTTGGAGTGTTAGAAGGAGTATTACTAACACTAGCATCTGGAGTATTAGAAGGTGTAACTGACGGAGTTACAGTTGGAGTATTAGATGATGTAACCGATGGTGTATTTGTCACTGTCACACTCGGAGTAATCGAAGGTGTTACTGATGACGTAACTGAAGCAGTATTAGAAGGTGTTACAGTTGGAGTGTTAGATGATGTAACCGATGGCGTATTTGTCACTGTCACACTCGGAGTAACTGAAGGAGTTTGTGTTGGCGTAACTGAAGGCTCTAAAGTACAACAAGAACCTGTCTCCCAAGTACTTTCTAGTCCTTCTTCAACAACTTCACCATTTTGGTAGTAATATAAAGTAGTTATACCAATATCTTCAAGTAACATACATACACTACTTTCATAAAAACCTGAAGCATCATAAGATGTTTCCACAGTAGTATTGTTACACTCTGAGTACGCTAAGAAAACTTTACCGTTTAAGGACGTATCAGGATTATCTACTGCACTATCTAAATCACTTTGAACAATGTTAACATCTAAGTAGTAACACTGACATAATGTTGCAGTCGGTGTCGGCGTAATTGACGGTGTAACACTTATCGTTGGTGTAACCGATGGTGTTGTAGTTACAGAAGGTGTCGGTGATGGTGTTGGACTAGGTAATATACATTCCGTATCTTCACAACCTGAAGTTGCAGTTTTTGACGATGAGGCTCCGTAACCTATAAAATTAGTATATGGTGTTGTTTCACCAACAACAGTATAACATCCATTAGGTAAATCACTAATATCTTCTAATAGATAAGTAGTACCTAAAGTTACACCACCTAATTCATTTTCAAAATCAACTAAGACCGCACGATAAACAGTACTACTATCACAAGACGAAAAATAAATGTGTGTCTGTAGAGGGTTTTGAGATTCTTGACAATCATTACATGTCGAATAAGAGTTACTTATTGATGCTGTCGTAGTTGTTGCCGTTATTTGATTGTACGGTGTTGACTCACCACCAAAACAATTTCCACCAACCTTAACATAAGGATATATCAATGAACCACCAATAGGTGATGGACCATTAGTCATAGTATCGGAACTGAATATAACGGTACTAACTGAAGAACTACTACATGTTGTATTTGCACTAAAATAATAGATACCATAAGTCAATGACGATGTTTGACAATCGCTACAGTCAGTATACCAGTTATTAACAATATTATATTGAGTGGCTAAATTTCCTGTATTGGTATTACCTGAATATGGTTGTTGGGCACTATCAACTCTTAAACACGGTCCACCGTAAATTGAATCATACGATTCTGTTCTACTATGCATGTCACCACCATATATAACAGAATTCGAGGTAGTTATTTCAGTACCAGAACAATCATCAGATTGAGACATCCAACCGTCATATAAATTGTTAAAATAATTTCTTGCCGAAGTTGCAGTATACGGTATTAATGCTGTCCCTGCATTGACATCAATACTACTAGAAACTTGTGTCGCATCACTAAAATTAAAATTGGTAACTCCACTATTTGTAATGTGTGTATAATCGTCTTGAGTTGTTAACCTAATCCAATCATATCTGTTGGTATCAACACCAATGTAGTTTGTAGTGGAATTAAATGTATTGGCACTATAAAAATTAGTATGGTATCTCGGAGATTTAACTGCACCAGAAGGTGTTTGTACATCTATATAGTTTTGAGCGAAAAATGTTGTTTCAATATTAAAAGTTGAGCCAACATAAACTCTAGTTCCTGATGTTGAACCTATCGTCCACGGTTCTCCCGATATCATAGTAGTGTCAAAAGAACCTGAATATCCCGTACCTAAATCCGTTATATCCCAAAGCCTTGACCTAAATACCCATGTGGCATTTGGAAATACATTAATTAAATTTAATGTAGTCGCCTGATTCGAACCAGCAGGAACTACAGTATCGTCCCACTTCATAACAATAGTATCACCAGTAATTGGTGAACCACTACTATATGCTTGTTTTAATTCAAAATACCTAATTGCCATTATGTACAGTTAATCTTAACGTCTACCCCAACATTTACCGTCAAAGCTTTATCTGTAAAATCATCGTAACATGTGGTATTACTCACAGTCAAGATGTTATTTTCATCTATAAAATAATTCAAACCGTCTTGATATAAATACTCAAGCTTGCTATTCAATGCATTAATCCATTGAACCATTGTTGGATATTGTTGATTACCATATCCCGTAAAGAATTTTTCTTGTACTAATATGGTATTATCTAACCTAACATCAACATACCAATCACTAACAAGTGTACTTAACACACAATCAGTAGTTGTATACCCTGATTTACTAACACAACTATTGATACTATTGGTTAGAATAGTTGGCATTGAATCTATCTTAACACTACAATTGATTGTTTGGTCAATACAATCATATGAATATAATTGTCCGTTATACTCACAAGGAATACATTCAACAGGTTGTAATTCACAACCCCTTTGTCTTCTCCATACAAACTTTTGTCGTAATAAAGTATTATCATCAAACTCCTGACCTGCAATCCATATTGTGGACGCTGGTACCATCTGTTCCAAAAGTTTTGTCCAATAGTCACCAATACCTAATGTGAAATCAATCATCTTTTGGTAGGTATACTTATTTGATGGTATATTAACCGTTTGCTCTGATTGTAAGTATTTCCAATATATCGATTGAAGGGTAGGGTAACCGTTGTGTGCACCATCATTAATGGTTTGACGGTTCCTAACATTAATCATGTTATTGTAGAAAGTCTGAGCAAACTCAAAGAACGTCTTGTTTTTTGGGCGTGGATTAATAATTGTCCAATCCTTACCATACGGTGAAGGATAAGGGGCAGTTAAACCTGTAGACGGGAATGGGTAATCGTACCTTCTTGACATTCTCCATATATCATATAGGATACCCTGACCCATATTAAGTGATAATTCAACATTTTTAGCATTTAAAACTAACTTCTCATTACTCACCTCATAGTAAGCATTGTAAGAACCGTCAGTGTTTCTTCTAAGACCTGTTTCAGTATCATCCCATGATTTGTTGTTATCAACAGTCTTCGTTAGTCCAAACCCTAAATTCATATTTGGGAAATATCTAAACCTATCAAAGTATTTTTGACCGTAAGTATATGGCTCTAATACCGTTTGTACATCAGGATTTGCACCTGTAAATGTTGAGTTGGTTACGTCCAACTGTTCAGGTGCTCGGTGGTCAGGAGTTTGAATATACCAACCTGAACCTTTCTCAAAGAAGAAGTCATTATTTACAGTAGGTCTCTTTGGGTATCCATCATCATCGATAGGGTAATCACCAATAGTACTGTCAACTTGAGTTACCGATGTTGATGTTGTAAATCCAGTATATACCGTACCTTGAATACTGTACGTTATTGTCGGGTCTAATGCTGGAATCTCATCTACTTTTGTACCTCCCGATATTTTTAGGAACTCACCGTTAAACCTTTCAAGGTTAATCGGACCATCCGCAACATATACTATTTCGTTAAACTTAATTAAATCTTTTGGTGCCCCTACCAATCTTAGAATGGCTTCAATAGATTTTCTTGTACCTTTAGATTTGAAAAGGTATGCCGAATTAAGAATTAGATTTCTATAGTATTGGTAGTTTAACTGTTGTGGTGTAGGGTCGTTTTGGAAACCAGGGTAGATAGAACTGTTTTTAGTTCCAAATACTGAACTTAAAAAATCATCATTAGTAATCGGTGAAATGTTAGTATCCCACCCTAACGTCTGTGCTAAGTTTTTAAGTAACTCTGAAGGTATATCATTTTGAGGTGTGTAGTGTACAGAGTTCATATATGCCAACGCATCAATAAATTTTTTACTCTCATCAAAACTTCTACCGTATATTTGTAAAACCTTTTCTATTTTTTGGTCACCAGTATCAAAGTCTTTAAACGCACCTGTTGTTAAGAAACGGACAATCAAATCAGTTTTGTTATTGTCCATCACTAAGGCAATCTCACTAACACGATTTAAGTATTCATTAAATTGGTCAGTAATAATATCTAAGTTCCATACACCGTTTTTCGGCCAAATAACAGATGTTTTTGTCTTAACAAACTTTCCGCTATTTGTTTCTTCAACCAAATCAAAAGTAGCTTTATATGGTGGGCTTGTAAATCTATTTAATAAAAAGTCCTCTACCTCATCAAAAGGTTCTTTAAAGGCTACCTCAGTATGATATTTACTAGGTCTAAGAATTAAAGTATCCGTGGTACTCGATGCACCACTAAACGGGTTACCTTGAACTGTTACAGTAATAGTCCCTGCAGATACACTATTTGACGGTACAAAATCAACAAATGGGTATTCTACTTCCATGTCATTAACATACAACGCATATTTCTCATAAAACTTAGTAAGGTCTCTAAGTGGACTCGTACTAAATGGTCTAACCTCAATGTTACGTGTAGAGTTAACAGAGTAATCAATATCGAAAGGATTAACAAAACGACTAACATCCATAGTCATCGTTGTTTCGTTTTCCGTTAAGTCATAACTAATATTCGATGCAGTATTTGCCGTTGAGTAGTCTTTTTTAATAACCTCATTAACCTCAATAGATGCAGGAAAGTAGTGAATAATTTTTGTAATGGATGCTGATAATCTTTTTTGTAATGAACCGTACAATGCGTAGTTGGTAACCTGACTAATATCGTAGTTAGGATAAACTCTATAGTTTTTTGCAATAATCGCTTTTGACTCTTCAATACTATTGATGTCAATATCCAATAATGAAATTGGATTTGAGAACACACCAGTATTAAAGGTTCTATTTACCTTTTCAACAATAGAAGTCGTAAACTCGAAGTTACCCTGAGTTAGACCTCCACCATCAATAACCTGAAACCCTACCAAATCGGGTGAGAAAGACTCAGTACCGCTAGGTGGGGCAGGTGGGTAAAAATATTTCTTTCGATTATTCGCCATCTATTAACTGATTATGTTATTGAAATTCTTGCTGAAATCAATATTCTCATCACGGTCCTGACGAACCTCATAAAGAAGATTGTTAAACTCGTCACGAATTTCAAATAAGTTGTATTGTTTATAAATGTTGAGGTTTCTATCGTATAATGTGTAGATACCATCTTCCATACTCTTAGTCTGATTTCCGTAAAGTGCAATAGCAAGTGTGTCAATATCATGTTCAGCTAATTCAATATCCACAGTAATAGGATTAAAGAATGTGTTTGTTACTACAATATTTTGATTAGGTTGACCAATAAAAGGTGTTGCAGTTGCTTTGTTTGATGGAGCACTCGATGGTGAGACAGTACAGAATACCAAATCACTACCACCATCCACATATCTATATCTAATTGCTTTTTGTGAACTGTTCGTTAAATTAGTAACAACAGGTTCACAATAGAATGAAGATGTGATAACTCTATAAAAGTTAGGGATTTTTGTTCCGTCATCATTTAGATATTCAATTCTATAACCTACAAGACCCTGATTATTGAATCTACTTCTAAATTCGTCTGGTACACCATTTAAATCAATGATAATACCTTTAACATTAGGTAAAGCAGACAATACACCACAGTCAGTGATGGTAGTCCTAATCTCTACAGGTCTAATGTATAAGGTGTATATACCTATTTTATTGAACTCTTCGGCTGGTAATTTTAAATTGTATAAACCACCTAATATTTCAACGTCAGCGTTTCCACCTGTGTTTGAATTGTGAAAATAAGGGGTAAGTACATCAGCGGCGTTCAGTTTAGTTAAAACAAAGTCTGTTGTTACGTCTCTTGAAGTAGTGTAGTTTAAAATAATCTCCACATCTTCAGGGGACATGTCTGCGGGTCTTACAGTTCCGTATGTTCCTAATGCCATTTTTTTATTCTTTCTGTTTGTTTATTTTGAAGTAACCATAACCATAAGAAGTTAAGTCACCCATGTTATCAACTTCACCCAATCTCTGCAACGACTCAAAGCCTGATAGTTTACCTCTCTCAATAAATATTTCAGATTGTATTTCTGGTGAGTCAACTACGTTAATTAATACTTCTTGTTTAGTAATCGCAGATGCAACAAGCTCATTACTTGTTAAACCTGATGAATTGGCGATGTATAATGTTGTACCATCAGGGTAGTCGTAATAGTTAACATTATTGATTGTATATGAGGTATAAGCACTCGTCATTGAGTTTACTTTACCATAATCTTGTCCTTGTTTTTTAACAGTCACAGTATCGTCAAAAGATACCTTACCGTATAATTTTAATTCATTTAATCTCGAAGATGTAAATCCACTAACCACAAATGGTACGGACGTAAAATTATTTGATGTTTGACTTGCAACAGTATTTGAACTGTCACCTGTAAAAATATATTTGTAACTTATCGGTATACCTGACCAATTACCCCCTTGAGGGACAAACGTAATCTCACCCTGAGGATTATTAACTGTCACCCCCGTTGTTGGTAAATAAACTTTCTTTTCAACTATTGTTTGACCCCACGGATTGTTTTGTGTCAAGGTAATAGTATACCCTGTAGAAACATTTGGATAGGTGTGTGATAAGTATTGAGGAGCATTCGATGTCAGAGGTTCTGTATTACCGTCACCCCAATCAACAGTATAATTTGCCAATTTTAAAAATCCTTTGTATTGGTCTGAAGTATTATAGAGTCTAATTGTATATTGATTGTTAGGGTCTTTATCTGTTACAAAATTATTAACCACATCTTTTTGTAAAATAAAACCATCAAATGGTGTGTAATACCCTAAATTTTCGTATGTTTGTCTGAATACTAATGGTATAGTTAATCCCGTTAATAAACTACTTCCGTTGGTCCCCCCACTTAGTATTTGAGTCATACCTGTATACACTCCAAAAGTATTTCCACTAAAGAATTCTTGGACCACATCACCTTTGATAGACTCAGGTGATATTTTTATGTAATATTTCTCTTCCATTATTGTGGGTTTACATATTCATACCAATTTATGTTTTCAATCGTTGTTCCTACCCTATTTTGTGCTCCAAACATTTTAAAAACCTCATATACATAATTATTAACATCCAAACTTACTTTATAATAAAAGTACTCTTCTTTGTTAAAATTAAACTTATCAGTTAACATTGATTGTGGTCTGTTCATCATTCGGGTGAACTGACCTGTTTTGGCATTAAAGAATTTTGCCGACATATAGAAATCGTCAATATTAATATATTTTCTACTTTTTAACCAATAGATAAAATATCCTTCCTTATCACCCACAAAATCTAAATCATATGTAGGTATTCTTAAATCAACTACATTTGGAACTGAAGCGGTACCAATATCCACACTTTCTTTTCTTCCTTGCTGTGTTGGAATGATAATCGTGAAATATAATTGTTGGTTTTCAGGTTTAACACTATCGTAAAAGTCTATCTTAAAGAAACTTCTCTTAAATGAATTTGCATAGTAATACAATTCTTTATCGGTAAATGTTATACCACTATAATTTGAGTATACTGGTGGGTAGATATAATTGTAATCAGAAACCCACATACCATTATTGGCTGCAGTTGTGTTTTCAACAGATATTTGTCTGTTAAAAAAGTGAAAATTGTAAGTGGTGCTTGTTTTTTCATTTTGATTATTGTCCAACCATTCATTGTGTGAATAGCGGGTAACCTCAAAATCTTCAATAGGGTTTATAATCTCCTCCAATACATCATTTTCATATTGTTGCACCAAATCTTCCCTACCTAATCCATCAAATTTGATTTCAATAGGTAAATCTATTTCCGTATCGGTCTGTTTTACTGTAAATCTAAATTTATTCACAATTATCTCTTAATGGTGGGTAGATTATGTCGTTAAAGACGTTGTTGTTTCTCGTCATCGGCGTTTGTAAGAAGATAACTTGACTAAAAGGATAGTGATTGTCATTTAAAAATGGATGGTCAACACCATTACCACTCGTATCAATATAACCATAAGAATATATATCTCTCCATCTCCATAATCCCTCAAATTCTGAGTAAAATGAGTAGTCAGGGATGTCAGAAACCTTATCCTCATCACCAGTTTCTACGTAATCAGAATACGCCCTTATAGGTACACTATAGTGTGGTTGATATGCATACCCAAAAGGTAGGTTTTGACTACCATTATCGTCAAAATAATTGTTATTAAACGAAAATTTGTGTGACATTTTAGATAAGACCGTCTCCTTTTGGTCGTATTTGTTCCACTCACATATATCACCTTTTAGTTCGTGTCCTAAAGGTAAATCTTGATTGTAATAGAACGTTTTTAGTCCAATATTGTAAGTACCAAAAGGTATATTATCTTTGTTATTTTGGTTACTTTTTTGCCACCATGTATCTAAGGTGTCTTTTTTAAAGTTAAAACTCCAACCTACTTCAATACCTGTTTGATTGTTGGTGAATGTGCCAGGATTAAAAGGATTGTTAAACCAACCCATATAACCTTTGTTGACAATCGTCACAAATAACTCAGTAAGTGGTCGGTCTAAGTTGTCAATTAATCCTATGATATTAATTTCTTTGTCAAAAGAAAAACCGAAATCATTTCTACCGTCCTTTACCGATATTCTTTGTACTTTATTAGGCGTTGCCGCAGAATATTCTAATTTCTTTTGAACGGGGAAATTACTTTTCTCAAATCCTAATCTGGTAAGGTCTACATTATCGACTGTCGTCAGTGTTTTATGTTTTCTAACATAATATTCTGACATGGTTTCACCAGAATTGTTAGGGTTTATAACCCTCCTAAATGTACCTACCGAACCGTCATTAAAACCTGCACCTGTAAACCCATAATCATATATGTTTAATACGGTTTCTTCATTTCCAAACGATTGGTCACCTAAACTATAAACTTCAAACATTCTTTTGTTATCCACAGTCGTGTTTAAGTAGATATACTCACCTTTGACTATATTATGTTTAAATCCACAGTAAAAACTTATTAATCTTTTTCCGTTAACAATTCTATTTTTTATAACATATGGTACACCTTCAGATACAGTAAAATTATTCACATTATTAAACTCATCATCAGTAAAAGTCATCTGTTGAGTATAATCATTTGAACTAGGGTAGGTAACATATAAAGACCAATTATATGTTGAGGCACTTTTAGGTTTGTAACTTATGTGGTTATTCACAGAGCTAGTTCTAAAAAATGTAAATTCATCGTACTGAGGGTATCCTCTCCATACGTTGGTGGTCACTGAATCTTCAACATTTATATAATATAAACTATCTCTAAACGGGTCGTAATTGTTACACTTACCTGAAATAGAATTATTAAAAATGTTGACTATCTTACCTGCCACTCTAAATGTAGTGGATATCTGTCTTTCGTGGTCAAACCTCTCCTCTAAGTTTAACAATACATTACGGTCACCTTCAATTTTTTCTTTTTTGGTTGAGTTAAGTGGCACTTGTATAAACAGGTCAGTATTAGGTGCACCAGCATATCTGTCAGACCCTCTAACAATTCTAATAGTATCGTTGTTTTTTTGATTACCCATTAGTCATCCAATATTACAAACTTAGTTATGAACCTATTCATTGCACTCTTACCTCTTTTCAATCCAAAATAAAAATGGAATGGTGAACCCACTCTAAATTTATTTCTATTAGTAAATTTTGTAGGGATAGCTGCGTTAGCGGGTTCATTATATAAATAACCTAACCCCAAACCTGTGTTAGAAGATTTAGCGTAGTCAGTAAGACCAACAAAATTTTCATCTTGATATTTCACAACGATTAAATCATTTTTATCTGTCGCCCATGTATTTAATTGTGTTCCAAACCAACCACTGTCTTTATCAGGTTTAACCTCCCATTGATAACTTGGTACTTCTTGAGCATTAGGATAACTAAACTCACTACTTACAGTACCTATCGTAATTTTTCCTGGTCCTAATTCTTTTCTTTGTGAGGTTTCACCTGTAAACCATATCCCGATTATTGCATCTTTAGTACTATCAGAACCAACGTATATTTCGTCAGCATAATTGCCATCAATATACGGTATAACTCCAAATTCTGAATTAATACTAATCATCTGAACATAATCACCGTCCATTCTACCGTCAAAAACATTATAACCACCGTCTCTTGAAAAAGAGGCTCTAACACTATCGTCTCCACCACCTACTAGTTTATCTAAAAAGCTTCTATTTGTTAAACGATTAATAATATAAAGATTTAAAATACCTGATATGTCTTTGAAGGTGGTTGTAGGTATTTTATTCACAACGTAAGATTGAAATTCGGGTTCCATTATTAAGTCTTTCAAAAATTCTGTTTTTGGTCCCATATCCATAATAGTCGTAGGGAAGAATATTTGACCCGCATTAGTACCTGGATAATTAAAACCAAAAACACCACCAGCCTGTATGTCTTGTGAAACGAAACTATTACCATAGTATGGTGCTGACCTATAAAAGAATGAGTTTGAATCCGTATTAAAATATAAGGGTCCACGGTATTCTCTATTTAAAAAGAACATACCAAACGCACTTTGATTTGGGTCTCCACAGTATTTATATCTTCTTACTTGGTTACTACCATCAAAGAATGTTCTTTTTTGGAAAGATGGCATATATAATGTACCGTTTATCCAGTTATTTTGGAATGCATGACCAAAAATACCTCTACATGCCGCATAAATAAATTTATATCTTGATTTCCACTCAAGAAAGTTTTTCATGTCTCTACCTATACTAAAAAGCAGAACTGGATTTACAAAAGTATAACATCCGTTTTGAACTCTATATTTATTAGGTTTTTCTTCCCATGTATCACAATCAGGGTCAGCAGTAAAACTACTACCTTCTCCTGTGTAACAATCTAAAGGAACCATACCACTACAATTAAAAGTACTTAATACACTTGTTAATTTAGAATTTGTTTCACCTGTCATATCGGCAGCATTTCCAGTATCATCTGATGCTGTAGTTTCAGTACTATAGTCATAAGATGCTGACTGACTACCATCATCACTTACAGTATAAATGGAAAATCCATCATTAAGATGAAAAACAAACGTCTGAACATCATGATATACACTCACAAGACCAACCTCCATATTATCTGAACCTGGAAGTCTATCAGACCTAAAGATTAAGTTTTCATGGTTAGACATTGTAGTATGTGGAACAGTAGTAGTTAAATTTTTATATGTTGTGGAAACAGTATAATAGTTAAGATGGTTATTAATGTTTGAGTCAAAAGGTTTTGATGTATGTTGATATGTAGCACCCTCAACCCTACCTTGTGATGGACCGTTATGACTAATTTCAAATTCATTTTGTTTAGTTTCACCATTAGCCTCATCATAACCCTTCACACTCGGTGCAAACATACCCCCACTTAAGTATGATTTAATTTGTTTATCAATAGATGAATAAGTTGTCGTTGCTTTTGAATCAAATGAATTGAATTCAGAAGGTTTTACACTAAATAAAAAGGATTGATTAAATAATTTATCATTATTATTTGTTGTTGAAGACCAATTAGAACCTGACCTTAGATGGTGTGGTTGTGGAGTTTTTTCATCTACTTTCCACGAACCATTACCGTTTGGTTGTATTGGATGATTTAAGTAATATTGACCTTGTATTTTTATATTAGAACCTAAAAGCTTAGTTAAATCATATTCTATTTTTTGTTTTGGAGTGTAAGGGTCCACACCTCTTGTTAAAATAACAAATATAAGATTTTTATAACCATCAAATTGTTTGATAGTTTCTTCAGTAATTGTATTTCCTCTATTACATATATAAGCACTATTTTTATCAAAGATATAATCCTTAATAATTGAATTAGCACCAACAATATTTTCAATATTTCCTAAAGTAGTTGCAGTAACTACTTGAAAATATTCTAACCCTGTTTTAAAGTTATAAGTCCTACCTGTTACATCTTCATTAACTAAATCAAGTACACTAGTTGTAGTGGCCCCGTATTCATCAATATACCTAACAGTTTTTGGTATGTATGCCGATGAATTATTTTCTACAGAACCTGTTATGGAATCAGTATCGTATTGATTTTGTGTTTGACCACTAATGTTAGGGTCATTTATTAATTCTGTATTGTTAAAGGTTATAAGTTGACCTGGATTATAACTTATACCCTCTCTACAAACCATAATTAACGGCATATCCGTAAAAGTATTTCGACCATTAGCATAACTTAAAGTACTAAAATTATTATTAGTTATTTTTGTCGTTATTCTATTTGGTTTGCTGCTAAAGAAATAACGTGACCTTTGATTTAATAAGTTTAAAGATTGACCCATTGAAATTGTGTTTGTTGCCTTCCATTTATCAGAGCTAACATTACTCATTTCATCAGTTTCATAGTAGAGAGGTGTTTTAAACCATAAAGCATCTGACCCATTATCTAACCCATCAGGTATTCCTTCATCATAACCAGAATATACCTGAGTTAAAAATTCATCTTCAACATCATTATTACCACATTCAATTTCATCATATAAAACGGAACTATTAATTGCCGCTAAATCACTTGCCAAGACTTGAGGTTGTTCAATAGGTTTTGGGTCCTCTTCGGTACCGACTGCACTATCACCATTTGGAGTTGTCTTACAAGGACACGACTCACAATCAGGATATGTTAACATTGGTAATGGTAGGTTGGTTATTGGATTTTTAATTTTCTCAGGTAATAAAGGTTCTGAACAATCTTTTCCTCTCATCCTTTTTGGTGCTAAAAATTTAATCGCAGGACATAAAACTCTATAAACTAAATTTATTATCGGTCTAAGAGCGTTTATAAGGAATAAAATTATTTCCGCAATAAAAGATAAGAAATGAGCAACAATAATTAGTAATAATATGACAGGTGTGAATATTAACAAAATAAAAGACATTAAAGAATATAAAAAGTCGAAATTTCTTTGTGCTTCATTTGTTGGAAATTTATTATTCTCTGTAATACAATCTCTGTCTGTTATATTTTTTATACCTAAATGTTTTTGTCTATTAAATCCCCATTTAAAACGGTCTAAATGAGCCGCGGTTGTATATACCTTATTAAAGGTAAACTGATAGAATGTATCCTCACATTTTATGGCCGCATCTTTGTCTTCATAATCGTTCCAATCTAAAGAAAACGCATATGATTTATTAAACTTACCTTCAGGTTGATTAACATAATTACTACTAGGGTTTATATCCCAGTGTTCTTTAATATTTGGAATTAGGTAATTAGCTCTTAAAATATGATTATCTAACCCACCTTCATTCTGCCATTTAACTTTAAATCTGTATTTGGCTTTAGTTGGTATACCTACTTTTGGGTCATTAGATGTTACTCTTTCACCAAACTCGTTTGTTGTTACGTAATTAAGGTTCATCGGTAAATCTACTAACCAAGCTCCATTATCATCAATAACGTTACCACCCTCTTCTAATTTATATTCTTCCAATACAGGGTCACCATTCTCATCAACATCAATAGTCTGTCTAATTGCTAAGACCTGACCAGGACCTGAGGTTAAATCACACAGATTACCAGTGTCTTTTTTAGGTTTACAACTCGCCTTTAAAAAATCTTCTTCACTTGATGATATAATTGAACCCATAAACACCGAGTGAGGTGATATTTCAATACCTCTCTCTCTTAAATCAAAATCGGCTCTTGTGATGCCCACGTCACACACATCATCAGCACCCCAAAATGATGACACATCAATGTCTTTAACATCGTGTAAAATCTGAGGTAAGGAATCAATATTTTCAGATGCTTTAAATAGTTGACCATCAAACTGAGTAGGTACACCCATACCCATTCTAATAAGGTCTGAAGGTCTAAGTGAGAACTCACCCATGTTAGATAAGTCCAAATCCATTACCAATTTCTGTGCACCCAATGGTACACCAACAATCATAAAGTCACCAGATTCATTTGTTCTTACTGAATACTTATAATACTTTTCATATACATGAAGAACTTCTTTTCGTGTTAAGACATCCTCATCCGTTGGAAACGTACCTGTTGCGGTATGACCATAATATTCATTTTCATAAGGTAATAGGTTATACCTAAACCCATCTTCGTTTTTACTTTCAGGAGATTTAAATGGATATATTGTTGAGATAACAGGGTCGTTCTCATCAATTTGGTCAATAGGAACAAAAATAGATATGTGAGCATTTGGTATACCCACACCCCCATTGGCAATTACACGACCAACAACCACACCGTAGTCAGCACAGAATTGTGTGTATAAATCTTCTTGTCTTAACTTTAAAGACAATATCTCTAAGAAATCAAACTCTTGGTCAATCTTTATATTGATATTTTTATCAACACCAGGTTCAGTTTTAATTCTGATTGATTTTGGCATAATAAGTTTTTAAGATAAATAGTTATTCATCTTAATTTTAATTTGATTTTAAGAAAAGTATATGGTAGTAATTTATGAGAAATCAGTATTTGACAAAGTCTTCACCCTAACAACGACATCACTTTCAATAAATCTTATCTGATATACCTGATTAGGTTCAGCATAAATGGTGTCATCAATTAACTGTATTTCTTTGGTTTCACTATTAACATATCTTTGTGAAGTTTGTGAATTTGAATACCTACCCCCCACATTATTAAAGACTTTTAAATCTGCCAATGAAATCACACCTGGCATATTTTGAATTATTCTTCTAATATCAGAAATGTTTACATTTGTACCCAACTGTTGTTTTTGTGGTGTAAAGTAATCGTTTACCCCATCAATAACATTTGTGATAACCTCTCCCTGATTTTGTGTTGAATCAATAACCACAGAAATATCAAACGTTAAATCAATAACATTTGCTGTGGTCACCTGAATATAATCATTTATCATTCTATAGTGTGATAAATAATTGGCAATATTTTGTTTTAATGTATTTGAAACTGAATCTGTTAATTTACCCTGTGGGTCATACGATAATAGTTCAATTTTAATTTTATTATCTTCTTCAGTAATTGCGGCTTTCGCAGGTGCACCAAATCTACTCGGCATTGTTCTAACCAACGAATTATAATCATTGATGGTTACCGCTCTCTTTTGTGCAGCAAAGTTAAAGGAAACCATGTTACGTACCTCCTCAGTTGTTGGTAGGTCTCCACCACCAATAGCAGCTGTAACATTTGTACATCTTAAACTATTAATAACATTTTGATTGATAGTGTCTGATGGTCCCTTAACGTCAAATCTCGTTGTACCAAATTGAGTGATAACATTTACACCAACATTAGATGACTTACCTCCACCAATTCTATATTGTACAAACAACGTAGTATTTGGTTTTACAGTGACACCTAAACCAATATTATTTTGATAATCTTGAATTCTTAATGGTACCCCTGTTCTACTGAACTCTTGTAGTTGTTCCTCAGGTGTTGTTGTACCACCACCAAAAGTAATCTTACAATACCCCTCAGGTGTAAATTCAGATACAAACCTGTTTTCAGTTTCAATGTACTTACCAACTTTAATACCTGGTTGGTCCGAAGGCTTTGTAGGGTCCTCAACAAATATTCTACTCTCAGCCAATGCATCCACCTCGTACCATTTATCAGGTGAATTGATAAATTCACCGTAAAGTGGTGGTGATTGATAACTAGTACCATCTTTTTGAATAATAGCATTAATACTAATAACATTTTTCTCAGGTAAGAAAAATTCAAAGAATGGTCTTACATCACTATTACTGATAACCTTTTTAAATGTTTTTGTTAAACCATTAACAACAACCTCTCTTTTGGTAATAGTATAATTAATAAGTCTGTTGTTAGAATCAAAGTTAGGAATCTTAGTTCTGTTTGGATAACCATCACTATTGTATTGAGAACTAAAGTCGATGTCGTTTGGATTTTCAAATACCTGACCTGCACCAATGAATTGTGAACCCGCTCTCATTATGCCCAAATATCTTTCGTCCTCTTGGTCACCCAATGCTGGTACCGTAATTGAAACGTCAACCAAAGCTATTGATGGTCTGTTACCAGGTATCTTTAACCCATAGGTTCTGGCTATATTATATATTGAAGATTTTTGTTGTGCATATTGTAAGACCGTTTCTTGAATACTACGGTCCATGTGATAATGTAAGTTATCACCAATCGCAGCATTTAAATCCATAAACACAGAATAAATTGATGCATCATTAAAATTAGCAATCAGTTCAGGATAGTACTGTTGAGTATAGTTTACCAGGTCCTGTCTTAACCCTGCGAAATCTCTTTCTGTGTATGATATTCTACGATTAGCCATATACTATTAAATATTAATTATTACGAAATCTTTAGATGAAAATGTTCCATTAACTATAGAATAATCTATTCTCAATTTCGCAGTGTACTCTTCAGTCCCTCGTCCTGGTATCTTAAAGATTTGGTTACCCAACTCTTCATAGTTAATTTCACCAGGTAATGGTTCAGAGTCTAAATATGGCTCAACAGTGATATTGTTTATTTGTAAGTTTGGTATGTATTTTTCAACCGCTTGTCTGATATCCGCTTTAATAGAATCAAATGTTGGACCATCTAATGGTTCAAAAATAAACTCATAAATTCGTGTGCCAAAATCAGGTAAATAATACCTACTACCTTTACGAGTTAATATTAAGTGTAACAAATCCGCCCTAATCTCATCCTCAGAAGTTTGAGTTAAGGTTACGTAGTCTCCACGTTCACTATCCCTAAATGGGAAAAATACACCATATGTTTTACCGTCAGCCATATTCCATAAATATAATCACAGGTTATTTTATCTAAACCCATAATAAAAAAGGTCAGACAACGTCCGACCTTTTTTCCCTTCCTTAACCTCAGAAGATATTTTGAGTTTTCATTTCTTCTGATATTTTATCTATTATCCTTCACATGCAACACAGTGAAGGTCATTCAATCCCAACTTCTTTCTTGCGAAAGCTTGAGCCGAATTCATTGAGTGTTGGTAGTACAATGTCTTAACACCCAACTGCCAAGCTTCGATAAGAAGTTTGTTAACATCTCTTGTCGGCATGTCAGGTGAAACCATTAAGTTCAACGACTGTGATTGGTCAATGTAGTCTTGACGAACCGCAGCTTGGTTGATGATTGACGACTGATTGATTTCTGCAAAAGTTCTAAATACCTCTTTCTGTTCATCAGTCAAAAAGTCTAAATGTTGTACTGAACCATCATTTTGTTTGATACTGTTCCAAACTGCCTTAGTGTCTTGACCTAACTCATCCAATAACTCTTTAAGAACAGGATTCTTAATGGTTACCTTCATCTTAGCCACGTCCTTCACATAACAGTTAGACCAAATAGGTTCAATTGATTGTGATACCTGACCTAAGATAAACGCTGAAGATGTTGTTGGTGCTATTGCATTCAACGTAACATTTCGTCTACCGTAACCTTTTAAGTATTCAGGTTCACCAAACATTGTAGCCAATTCTTCAGATGCCTTATAAGACTTTTCTTTGATAAGTTTGAATACCTCAACATTCAATCTTGCTGTGTCTCTAGTGTCGAATGGTAGACCTCTCTTCTGTAGAAGTGAGTGCCAACCTAATACACCAAGACCCAACGCTCTTTGTCTCTTAGCGAAGTTGTAAGCTTTCTCCAAATAGAAGAAACCTCTCTTACCTTCGATAGTTCCGTTATCTCTGATGTCCTCAATCTTAGTCAAGAATTCAGTAACAACCGCATCTAAGAACATTGTCATAATCTCAACAGCATCTGTGTCTTTCCACTCATCATAGTGAAGAACATTCATTGATGACAATACACAAACAAATGACTCTTCTTCAGAGTTGTGAAGTGCAATCTCAGAACATAAATTTGAATTATATATTGTTGCTTCTTTGTCTTTATAAACATCCACAGTCTTGTTGTTCATTGTGTCATGGAACATAATGTATGGATATCCAATCTCCCCACGTCTTTGGATAACTTTAGCCCAAATCGCTCTTTTTTCATCATCACCAGCAATCATTTCTTCCATAAATTTGTCAGTCACAGTAACCGCGTGTGTCAAATCTTGAATAGGGAAACCCTCAGTACCAATCTCCAAGAACTCCATAATATCAGGATGTTCTACAGGAAGATACGGTGAGAAACGACCTCTACGTGTTGAACCTTGTGAGATATTATCTACCACACTTTCGAATAAGTTCATAAAGTGTACCGAACCTGGTGCATGACCATTATCAGTAATTTCAGCACCTCTTTCTCTAATGTTACCAAAGTAACCTGAGGTACCTCCACCCATCTTACTCATTTCACCAACCTCAGCCTGTGTATATAAGATTGACTCGATGTTATCTCCGATGTTAGACCCGAAACAACTTACAGGTAAACCTCTTCTTTTTCCAAAGTTTGCCCACACTGGTGATGATAAAGAATACCATCCTCTACCCATGTAGTCGTAGAATTTATCTGCAAAACCCTCGATACCTAACAACTTTTCTGCATGTTCAGCAATTGTTCTAATTCTTTCTAAAGGTTCTTCACCTTCACTTAAATACCCTCTTTGTAGAAACGTTACCGATTCTTCATTAATCCAATCAAAAGGTTTTCTATCTTTCATATTAATTTTCTATTATTGTTTTTTTTAAAATAAGTCGTTTGACGTAATTGATTTTGATTTCTTACTGTAGTTAATACTTCTTTTGTTGAAGAAATCTGTGTGTTTGGTAGTTAGAATTTCATCGTCAAACCATTCTGTTGTTTCTAACAAAGGTTCTCTGATTTCAAAAATACTGTCAATACCAATAGAGTTTAATGATATATTAAATCTATTTTTAATAAACTCCATTGTCTCAGCTTTTGTTAAGAAATCTAAATCTCCCTTTTCAAAAATCCAATCTACAATCTCACTTTCCGCTTCATACGCCTCCATTGTTGCGTTTACCAAATCATCTTTTAACTCTTCTGTCCACCATGATGGGTTTTCTTCTTTGATTAGATTTACCAAATCAAATCCAAACTCAGCATGGATATTTTCCTCTTTTGATGTTGCCTCAACCGCATTACTAATACCTTTTAACATATTTTTATGTTTGTTGAAAGACAACATAACTAAAAATTGTGAGAATAATGATACGTTTTCTACAAACATTGAGAATAATACAACAGATTCAAAGTATTCTTTGTTTTCAACTGACTTAGAATTTGATATAGATTTTTCTAAGTATTTAATTCTTCTACGAATTGCTGGTACTTGTAATAAGTTTTCAAACTCATTATTAAGACCTAACAATTGAATTAAATGTGAATACGCATCTGCGTGTCTAACTTCAGACTCTGCAAACGTAGCACCAACATTTCCGATTTCAGGTTTTGGCATTCTTTTGTAGATATCACCCCAAAATGTTTTAACCGCAACCTCAATCTGTGAAATTGCCAACATAGCTCTTTCAACTGCTGATTTTTCTTTTTCACTTAAGTGAACTTTATAGTCCTGAATATCTGAGGTAAAATTAAACTCAGTATGTACCCAATATGAATGACGAATAGCATCGACATACTCATTTAGACTTGGGTAGTCATAAGGTTTAAGGTTTACTCTCTTTGCAAAAATGTTTGGCCTATGTTTAGAACGATAAATGATGTATTCTTTAGCAACCTCATTTAAACCGTTATCCATTAGTTTGTTCTCCACCATATCGTGAATTTCATCAACATGTGGAACATTATCTTTATTATTTCTGAATAGAGCTTTTGTAGATATTCTTGCGATTCTTTCCGCAGCTTCTTCATCTACTCTATCTATACTTTCCATCGCGCTTAGGATTGCCCTTTCAATTTTTTCTGTTTGAAATGGGACTTTATCTCCGCTTCTTTTAATGACATAACGAATGTCTTTACTTACCTGACTAATTAAACTTTCCATAATATTTTCTTTGTATTTTATTTAATGTTTGGAGTTTGATTGTTGTTGTTAGAATTTTCTCTATTCTTACGTTTCTCCAATAATTCTTTGATACGGTCTTTGTTTCTTTCTTCTTTTTGTTCTTCTAAACCTAAGAAAGTAACACTCGACTCTGTATCAATTTCCATCATCTCGTTGTCGAACTTACAATTTTCAAATACGATACCGTCTTTACCGATACGAGATTTTGTGATTGCGATTGTCGCCAAATTCATTTCTTTCTGTTGTAATGATTTTGCAACAGAAATAATTACGTGACCAACTTGTGCTTTTTTGATAGAACCACCCATTTGGTCAGTCGTAACCACCTCTGATGAAATAGAGGAACGGTTACCTTGTGTTGCAGTCCATCCAACAATGTCTAACTCATGACACATCGCTTCAAAACCTCTCATTACTGAACCTTCACTTTTCCATTCGTCCCCTAAATTTTTATCAGGAACGACACAATCAATATAATCCAAAACAACCATATCTATCTTATTACCTTCAGCAATCATTTTACGAATCTGATTTTTAATCTGATTCATGGTTAATGTGTCTGACGGTAATTTTTTTAAGACCAGTCTATTTGAAGCATTTTCCTTAATCTGTTTTACTTTATTTAAAACATCTTCTTTATGTAATGACAGATTGTCAGGAGCAATCTTTGTCCACATAGTGAAGTGTTTTCTTTGGATAATTTTAGGATTGTCCTCAAAGAATATCTGTAACACATTGTAACCCAAGTTAAATGCGTTGTTGGATATCTTACTTAAGACCGTTGTTTTACCAACACCAGTAGGTGCCAGTATTACTCCAATCTCACCTTTTGCCAACCCACCTTTTAGTAGGTTGTCAATACCGACAATACCCATCGGAATCGGGTGACGGAAATCGTCATCCAAAACCTCATCCAAATTAAAGAAAACATCTGCAGTTCCAGAATCAACTTCACCTACCTGTAATGCTTCACGAACCATCTCTTCTAAGTGGTCGTATGACTCAAAATCACCTTTGTCGATAATCTTTTGAGCTTTGGTCATTACCTTCTGAAGTTCTTGTTGTTTACAGAACTTTAAAGACTTCTCTTGAACGTATTGGTAACCTTCGTTTGAAGCCTCTTTTACTTGCCCAATCATATCCAGGACCATTTTTTGAGCCATTGGAGATGTTACTTCGGACTTTGTAATCTGTTCTAAAGTTGAAAATGAAGGAGTGTGTTCGTACTTCTGATAGTACTCCTTCGTCATCTGCATGATTAACTTAAAATATTGATTGTCAAAGTACTTTGGTTCGAGAACATCTACGATAGAATTCGCAAAATCCTTGTATAGGATAATGTTGTTAATAAGTTGTAGTTGAAATGTGTTTCCGAGGTATCCAAAATTCTTTTCTTTTGACATAATTTATTAAGCTTTAATCTTTGTGTGTAGAATATAAATATGGTTAAACTAGTTGATAGTCCATGTAGGTGTAAGATAAATTTTCCGATGAAAAAATGTCAGTCAAGTCGCGAAGCAACTTTTTTAGGTGTGGGCGTACGTCTACGGTATATCTTGTCTTTGGAGGGTATACCTTTGCGTCCCATATTCTATGACAAATTGTCTCATCTCCTATCCTAATATAGACATTAAAATTCTCAGGACCGTCCGTGTTTGAGGTGTCCAAAATGTCAGGATTTGAAAAAATTTGTTCAGCGTTATCGTTAAGATAATTCAACGCTTTAGTCTTTAAATCTTTCTGAATGTTCTCAGAAAGAGACCTTACCAAATTGTACAAATCAAGACTGGCTCTCGCCTTAGAATTGTACCCCCTAACATTGAAGTATCTCTGTACTACAATGTTGTCATTAAGTGTTAACAAAAACTCTAACTTTGTAACGTCACTTTTTTCTTTCATAATTTTCTTTTTTTGTTTTTAAATCTTCTTTTTTCTTTACGAGTAAGTTTCATAAAAGGTGTTAAAAATTCTACCCAAGCATTGTCATGTTTAGGTAGGTACTTAAAAATTCCATCACTCATCATCATCCTCATTAGGTTCTTATATCCTCTACCATCAGGGTCCAAATTTTCTCTATGGTAAAGTTCAATAGTCTCCTTTGACTCTTCAGTTAGCAATGGTTTGGACAAATCTACAAGTTTTTTGTTAATATCAAAAAATTCTTCACCAAAAACCCCTTTTCTTGTTTTACCCGATAAAAGGTTTTGTAATGCTCGATTGTCTTTGTCCGTTTTGTGTAATTCCTCAGCACGTTGTTTAATATCGTCAACAGATACCGCATTATCAACTATGTCAGGAAATAATTTAACAAATGTCTTTTCACCCATATATTGAATACCATCAATATTATCTGATTTATCACCAGATATAATTTTAAATGTTGCAATATTACTATGGGGTATTGAGATGTCTTTTAGAGGTACCAAATCTCCGTTCTTAAGAGTTATCTTCTTCATGGGTTGGTACACCTCAACATTCTCTGAGATAAGTTGTGTAAGGTCTTTATCTGAAGAGAATATGGTTTTGTACTCGTCTTCAGATATTTGACAATAGTATGCAATTAAATCATCACTTTCAGTTTCTTCTATGGATACCTGACGTATAAACATCTCCTCAAGATATGCTTGAATGCGTTGCATCTGCCATTCAAACGATTCTCTCTTAGATTCGTTTAATGTTTGTTTTCTGTTTTGTTTATAATCAGGGGAAATAAGTCGTCTTTGGGCGGAGTTATTTTCTCCATCCCAAAAGACGATTACTTTGTCATAGTTGTGTTCAGTTAAGAACCTTCTGATAGTATTAACGAAATGATAAATTCCACCAATATGTTTTCCTTCGTGATAGAATTCTCTAACACCGTGAAAACCTATTTTGAATAAATTATTTCCGTCTACTAATAATGTTTTAACCACGTTTATTGTGTTAAATGGTTACACTTCTTTTTCTTCTTCCAATTTGAAGTCACCCTCTGTTCCGATGACCTCTTTCCAATAGTCCGCCTGTTCAGACTTATACGCCTCAATAGACTTCTTTTCTTCTGTTGAATCTTTACCAGCCAAGAATCCATGAGGTGTTACGATGATTTTACCATCTTCATAACCCAAACCATTAATATGGTTTTTCATCACAGATACTTTAGTTCTGGTTGCAAACTTAACTTTTCTCTTGTCTTTAACTGCCGTTATTTTGTTGGTACCCGCATTTTTTTGATTACCAAATAAAAATACCAAAGACGAGTTTAACCAAATAGACTCACCACCCTTAGCTTTAATCTTTGGTTGCCCAAACGGATTGTCAGGTAATTCAACCCACGGTTGGTTAACAATAACCAATGTGTTTTCATATTTTGAATCCGCTCTACGAGAACCTGAAATACGTTGGTTAATACCCATACCAATCTTATCGGCTAAAGTGGCTGCGTTATGTTGTTTACCACCTTTACCTTCATAAGTCATTTTACACGGTACTGAACCTACAGAATCCCATAAAAACAACAAATCATATTCCAACTCACCTTTTGCTTGTGCATCTAATAGTTCGTTGATATAATCTGTAATTTGTTCAATGTATTCAAAATTGTTGTTAAAGATAAAGAATCCGTCCCAATCCAATTCACCCGTTTCCTCATCAACCACTTCCTCACATTCAAAACCCATAAGTTTTGCGTGTTCAAAAGACCATTTCTGTTCTGTGATGATAAACACAGGTAACATACCTCTTCGTTGAGCATCAACCGCAGTCTTTACCAACGCAGTAGTTTTACCCGTATCTGAATGACCTAAGAACATATTTAAATGTCCAATTGCAGGACCAGGAACACCAACAGCATCCAAGAACTGTTCACCCAAATCAAAGAATCTTTGGGGTTTGTATTTTGCAGAAGTTGAGAACTTCTTTTTAATACTACTAAAATCTTTTTTCTTAATTGCCATAATCTTTACATTATAAAGATGGTGCAGACATTGCCTGCACCATCATGTTAACTTTCTTTAGAATGGTAGGTCGTCATCTACCTCAGCCGTATCTTGTGGGTCTACTGTATCTTCAGTTGTTGAAGATGAACCTCCGATAGACATTTCTGATTCCTCACCATAAACATATTTTTTCAACTCTGAATCCCAAACAGGTGTCTCACCTCTTGAGATTGCTTCCAAATACTCAACAGGTTTTTGAGCATATACGTCTTGCCAAGTAAGTTCGTCTTCAACCCACTCTTTCATTTGACCTGCGTCTTCATGAATTGCACATGGGTCGTCATACATAACTGTTTGAACTACAGTGTACTCAATACCTTTTGGAGTTTTTGCTTTAGCCAACTCGATAATCAAATCTCTACCTTCGTTAGCATCGGTTACGTCACCTTTAGCCTTCCAAATAGGGATAATTTTATCCAAGATACCTTCTTGCTTGTAGTTGTCTTTGAATCTCCAAAACTTAGGTCCGTGGTCTTCATTTTCACGGTCAATAAGTTTTACAATGTAGAATTTACGTGGACGGTATTGACGAGCCAAGTCCTTGTCTGACTCTTTACCTGTTGACATCAACTCTTCATATACCTCAGTAAGTGGAGAGCGTTCACCGTCATTTTTACCTGGGTCGTAGAGTTTAGTCCACTTACCATCAATTTGTACCTCGTGGTACCACACCTCTTTAAATGGAGATGAACCGTCTGATGTAGGTAGAATACGAACTCTTTTCTGACCTGATTTAGTACCTTTAGGTAGGTACGTTGTGAAATAACGTTTTAGTCGGTCTTCTTGAGACATCGACTGATTACCACCACTATTTTTAGTAGTGTTTTTTTCGTACTGTGCCAGTACTGCGTCTAATGCATTTGCCATAGTTTCTCTTTTTTACTCTTTTTAATTTATTTCTTATTTACTCTCTTTTAAATATAACACATAAGGTGATTTAGTCAAATGGTTATAAAATAAAAAAGACCACGAATTGTGGTCTTATTATAGTCTATATTTTTTGGTTTGTCAATTACATTCCTTCATCTTCAAATGGTGTGTCGAAAGATTTTTTAATCTCACCATCACTATAGTTTTCAACTTCATCAGAAGTTAAAACATATTCATTTTTACCTGTTTTTTCCATTTCAACTTCTTTGTCTGAAAAGAAATCAGTTAATTTTTGATTGTATGGGTAACTGTCTAAACTTCTTAATTGTAATTTTTCTTCAGGAGATTTTTGACGGTATTTTTCAACCTTATGTTCCAAATCATTAATCTTTTGTAAAATTTGGTCCATATCTTCTAACTTACTTGTTAAGTCATTCAATCTATCCATCATTGTCTCCATATACTCTTCTTGCTTTGAAGACATATCTTTTTGTGTGGTTACTAAATCAGTGATATCTAATTCTTCAGTTCCCTCATCAGATGAAACTTCATCAGACGATACTTCATCACCACCTTCCATACCTGGTTCATCAACAACCTCAACATCTGGGTCTGTATCAACATCTACAGGTTGTGGTTCGCCCATTTCATCACCAGCAGGTGCTTCAGCATCACCACCTAAATCTAATGCTGGGTCGGCCGCGGGGTCTACAGGTTCTTCTTGTTCAAGAATATACTTATTGATTCTTTTATAAGATTCAATTTCTTTTAATATTTTTTTATCTACTGACATAATAATTCTTTTTAACCGTTTAAAAGAGTTTTTACCCCTTGTGGTGTTTCAACCTTAAGAGTTCTGTTTAATTTCATTGTGTTATCTACTCT